TGGTGCTCAGGCAACTGCTGTTATTGGAACACTTGGTGAAGATAAAGGTAAGGTTATATCTGTATCAATCACAAACAGAGGTGTTGGATATACACAAGGTCAAACAACTGTACGTTTAGAAGCGGTTGGTCAACTAGCAACATTCCAAGCAAACGTATTCCAGTGGAATAAAAACCTTGAATATGAACTATCAACAAAGTATGATGTAGCAAGAGGATATGTATTTACTGGATTCAATAACCAGTACGGTGGTGAGTATGCACATATATCAGATCCAAAAGAATTAAGATATGTTGTTGGTGATAACGTTGTATTAGATCCAGCACTACAAGCATTTAGAGAGATAGGTGTTAATGAAGCACACTCTCCTATTATTGGTTGGGCATTTGATGGTAACCCAATATACGGTCCATATGGATATATTGACCCAACTGATCAGAACAGTGGACTAAGAAGAATGCGTTCGTCTTACAAACTCAAAGACGAAGTTGTATATGATATAGACACTAACCCTACACCTTCAAGGACAGATGGTCCTACATTAGCAGACTATCCTGTTGGTACATTTGTTAATGACTACGAATATGCATTCCAACGTGGTGACTTAGATCCTTATAATGGTCGTTTCTGTAAGACACCTGATTTCCCTGCTGGAACTTATGCATACTTTATAACTATTGACGAATCAGATACAGGTCTACCAGTATTCCCTTATATTATAGGTCCTCAGTTCAACTCTGTTGTTGACACTTGGAACTTATCACTAAGTGCAGTTCAAGAGAACATACCTCTTGATGTTTCTCGTTTCAGAGATCCATATGCTAATGTTGATATTGATATTGACCGTCAACCTAACCAAGAGTCAGATTCTTTCGTTACTGAGAAAGAAGGAGATACAATTATCTTTGAAATAGAAGATATTGATGGAGATGGATTAATTACTCCTGTTGAGATTGCAAATCAACAAGCAATAACAGAAGAAGCAGCATTACAGATATATGATTACTTCCCATTAGTATCCACTGAGTCAAGAGTTGATATTGAAGTAGAAACAACTACAAAATTTGAATCTGCACAGATTGATGGGTTTGTTATTGAAAACCCAGGTGTATCTTATCAGGTTAATGATACATTGTTCTTTGACAACACAGGAACAGAAGGATTTGGTGCATCTGCTCAAATTGAGTCAGTCGTAGGTAGAACTATATCAGCATACCAGAAGCAAGTTATAAATGACGTACCTTATGGTAAAATTATTACTTCTTCTAATCATGAACTAGTTGCACAAGATGAAATCATCGTTAGTTCAAGAGTTATTCCAGAAAACACAAATAAGAGATTCTACATGTCAGTTGTTACTGGTATTGAGACAATTTCTGTTGATCAGATTGGTGTTGGTTATAACGAAGCAATTCCTGCATCATATGAGATTATTTCTAGTCAAGGACAAGATGTAGAACTAGATGTTATCCTCGATACTACAACTGGTAAGATTAATACTGTTAATATCATTAATTCTGGATTTGACTACTCTACAACTGCTGTACCACAGATTAGGGTATCACATCCACAACAATATAAGAAAACTTACTACTGGGTTAACCAGTATGCTGAAAGTGCTGCATCATTTGAAATATTTGATATTCAACCAGCAGATGATCGCACATTCTATGTTTGTGGTGAACTTACACAAACAAATGGCAATAGTTCTGCATTCTTAGCGAAGTTCTCTGATCTTGGTGTTGTAATTTGGGATAGAACACTTTTACCAAGTGCATCAATTAAGAAAGCAAGATTTAAGCGTATCTACTTAGATCAAACAACTGATGAGAACCATATTCTATATGTACTTGGTGAAACTGAATCACAATCAACTGCTGCATACAATCCTGACATTCTAATTACCAAATATACTTCTGGTCTTGATAATGCCAACAATCCAGAAGGTATTGTTCTATGGCAGAAAGAAATTGCTGGTGTATCGGGTTCAACAAGGTCTGACTATGCTGGTGACGTCTATCTTGATGATGAACAAAGAATTTACATCTGTGGATGGACAGATACTAACTCAGTTGACCCAGATGACATCTGGATCATGCAACTTAACAGTTTGGGTGATGTTATTGAGAAACGTAAGTTTGCTTCTACTAATAAAGGAGAGCAACTACATCAGATTCATTATATTGGAAATGACAAGATTATATTCTGTGGTATTGACTTAGATAACAACGATCTAATGTTTGGTGAGATGGTTTATGATGGATCTAACATTGAGATGAGATATGTTAAGAAATTAGCAGTATCTGGTGGACAAGTACAAAGACCTCAGTTTGTTATTGATTCTTACAATGATTTGTACTTCACATGTGATATGTGGAACGGAACTAAGCATTATGGTGTTGCACTCTTCAAAATTGCAATGTCTCAGGTTGAAGCAACAGGATCTAACCCAACTTGGATATTCTCGAAGATTGTTGCTCCATCTATTACATTTGAGTCAGTTAATCATGCTGGTATCTCTCTTGATGAGTTTGGTAACATTAATCTTGTTACACATGTCAAATATGAAGATAATAACCAACAAGCAGTAATTAATTACATTAAGTATGATGGAACTACTCTTTACAAGTCAAATGTCATTTCTGGTGCTTGGAATAGTGGAACTAGCACTACTGACTACGGTTTAGGGTTTACTGCACATAATCATACAGTAGATAACTCAGGTGACGTTATAATTCCAGCAAATATTCAACAGGCAACTCAAACTGCTGTATATCGCTTTGATGTGTCTGGTGATCTCTACTTTGATGCTACAAAACAGAAAAAGGCAATTCCTACTATTACAAACTCTGCACAACTTGTTTATGATAGTACAGTTCAGAAATTTGGTACAGGATCACTTAAATTCCAACAATACGGTTCATTAACTTGGGCAGACTTCGATAACAACGATGATTGGACTGTTTCGATGTGGGTCAAGATGGATACGACTCATGACTCCAATAATCCAATAATGGAGATGGTTACAGTCGTAGATGACTCTGGTTCAACTGTAAAACTCAATATTATCGGTGCAGCGTCAGATGCCAACTTTGGTAAGATCAGAATGGTCATTTCACCGAATGGTGGAAGTGCAACTACTGTTGATTCAGTTGGATCGACTTATTTCACCACAATGGACGTTGGTGCATGGCATCACATTGCATTTGTTAAAGAAGAACCTACTTTGGGTTCATATGACTATTCAGTCTACTTTGATGGTGTAAGAACGAATACTGCGACTGTTGTTAGTGATATTGCAATGGACGACCTTACAATCGGTTGTGCAACATCAGGACAAGCAATTACCAACTCATTCCTTGGACATATTGACGATATCGCTATTGAGGCGAAAGCAGTCTACACTGGATCATCATTAACTGTTCCAACTGAAAGATATCGCATTACAACTACAAATACTAATTTAGACTTAATTAAATTTGATAGAGAGCATAATAAGCGTGGTGACTTCCAAACTTCAACAGATGGCATCGTATTTACCGAAAATACTAATCTTAACATTAATACTCTTAATAATCCAGTAATTACTGTTTGGAACCAAGGTGCAAGTGGATTACAGATATTAGACTACTCAGATGTCACTTCTACACTAAGTCCTGGCACATACACCTTTACAAGTGGAATTACAACATTTGGATCTAAAACATCCACTATTCCAACACCATTAGGTAAGAGACTACTTATTACACCTAATGTTGTTGCAAAATACTATATTAGGGATGCTGGGTATTCTAAGATTGATAACGTTCTAGAATTCACATTTAACCAAGCAATTAAGTATACGAAGGGAACTATCATCCAACAGTATAATTCTCAGGGTGTAACACAAGCATTTGGTACTATTGTTGAAGTTCCAACAGGAACACTTAATAATCCTGGATTGGGCAACAAATACAAGATTGGTAAGACATACGGTAACTTTAACAACTCAGACAGATTTAGAAACGATACTGGTGAAGAAAACACTATTGACAATTTAGTATTCGAGGTAGTGCGTCCACAAGCAGCATGGGTAACTGGAAAGGCATATACAACTGGTGATCAGGTTTATAACGCTGGTAAGATATATGCTGCTACAAATACTGGAACTTCTGGTGCAACTGCTCCTACACACTTAATCGGTATTGTTACTGACGGTGCTGTTACATGGAACTTTATTAGTACATCTGGAACATTACAAGTTGATCTAAGTCAATATCCATGGCCAACACCATCAGAACCAGAATGGGAAGAAAATAGATCTTATTCTGCTAATGATTACGTTTACTATGGTAGAAACAAATATCAAGCGGTAGGAGATGGTATTGCTGGACCAACTGCTCCTGTACATACATCATCCACTGCTAGTGATGGAACAATCACATGGACATATGTTTCAACATATGATCCACTTTCAAATTATGCAAGATTCAGACCTTTCGCTGCTGGTGATTATAAGGTGCAGATCATGGAAGTATTCTCTGATTCTACATTTATCCCAGGAGACGTTGTATCACTTGGTAACAGCATAACCACTGTACCAAATACAGATAATCCAAAGATAGCAGATATCAACGGAATTGGATCTGTAAGTAAAATTAGATTTACTGTAAATCTTGATAAAGATATTCTTAGAACTGCTGAGGCAAGAACCGATTTAATATATGCAACTGCCACTACACCACATAATTTAAGTGCTGCTGACATCTTATATGTTGAAGGATTCTCAACTGCTGAGTTTAATGGATCATTCTTTGTACAAGAACTATTCTCTTCCAGAGACTTTACATATAGACTTCGTACCACTGCAACTGCTGAACCAGCATTTGTTAATAACGGTATTGCAAATGTCAAGATATCATCTAAGCACCCAACACTAATGTTGGTTAGAAATCATTCTTATATCTTTGATATGAGTGATGTATCTAACTTTGGATATTTCTTATCATTCTCACAAGATAACCAGTTTAAACTTGAATACTCATTCAACGTTATCGAAAGAGATGGAACCCCTGGTGTATCTTCTTCAACTGAAACACCTACTGTTAAGTTTGCTATCGGTGGAGAAGTTACTAACATTACTTACTACTTTGACCCATCAAGACTTGGTGCTAATTCACCTGTTGGAACAAACTCATTTATTGATGTTATTAAGACACCGTTTGATGGTACATTCAGAATTTCAGAGGTTATAAGTGATACTGAATTTAGATTCCCACTATTATATGAACCAGAATTTACAAATGCTAATATAGGAGAAGACGATCAAGATCAACCTAACTCCAAATATTCTACAACATCAGTTAAGGCGATTGGACCTATCAACACTATTAAGTTGATATCACCTGGTGGATTCTATCAAAGATTACCTGTTGTATCTGATATTGCATCAGATCGTAAGATTGAAAAGATTAGAATTGTTAATGGTGGTACTGAATATGCAGTTGGTGTATATACTCAGGTTCCTATTCTTGGTGATGGTGAAGGTGGTCTATGTCAAATCACTGTTGAAGTTAATGAAGAGATAGGATCAGGAACTATTACTGCTGTTGCATTAACAGACCCAGGAAAAGGATATACAGAGGCATCTATTGATGTAGATGGTATTGAAGGTATCTTAGGATCTACATTGTCAGGTTCTGGTGCTGAACTAAACGTTGTGATTCCTGCTGAGGGAACTGGTGCTGCTGTATTCTTAACTGGTACACAGATCGGTAAGATCAAGACACTTAAAAACAATGAATTTGGTTATGGTTATTCACATGACTATACTCTACGTCCTGAGATTGCATTCCCAATCAACTTACAACTATTCAATACATCTATCCTTTCCCAGATTACAATTACAAATCCTGGTTCTGGATATACATCTCCTCCTTCTGTTATTATTCAAGGTGGTGGTGGAACAGGTGCTGAGGCAGAAGCAATCGTTAAGAACAATAGATTATCAGAGATTCTAATTAAAAATCCTGGTGCTGGATATAGTTCACAACCATCAGTTACACTTAAATCAGAATTTACATACGTTGTAAACCTTGACTTGAACTACTTACAGTTTAACTTCCCACATGGTATTACAACTGGTGCTGCTGTGCAGTTTGTAGCAGAAGATATTGGTTCTACTGTCGGTATACTACCAAAACCAAGTTCAGTTGGTTTGACATCATTATCATCAAGTCAGACATACTATGCTATTACTGGTGATGCTAACTCACTTGAATCTGACCAGTTAAGATTTGCTTTGACTGCTGTTGATGCACAATCTGGTAACTTTATCACATTCTTAACACAAGGTGATGGTCGTCAGGTTCTTCTTACTGAGGTATTTGGTGGTCAAGCAACTGCTGTTGTGGAAACATCTCGTTTCTTAGAAGGTGAAGAAGTATTCCAAGGCGAATCATTTGAACTTGCAAGTGCATTTGGTGTTGTATCAGAAAACGAAGGTTGGCAGATACAACCTAAGATCTTAAAGATTATTAACCCAACAGGAGACTTTGTTGTTGGTGGTAAAGTGCAAGGTGTGATATCTCGTGCATCTGGTATTATTGATAACTTGAATGTTGCTAAGGGTGTACTTAATATTGATGCTCTTACTAGAACTCCTGGTAGATTTATTGATGACGTTGGTAAACCATCAGAGATTGTACAGAAGATTCAAGACTCTTACTTCTATCAGAACTTCTCTTATGTTATTAAGTCTAAGATTCCTATTAATAGATGGAAGCAACAGATATTAGAGAATAACCACCCTGTTGGATTCAGTATGTTTGGTCAGTTAGAACTGACTGGTGGTAAGGACGTATCTGGACGTAAAGTTGTTGCTGGATTTACTAAACAAGTAAACATTAATGAATACACTAACATAAACCAGATTACATCATTTGGTGCTGCACAACCAATCTATTCTACATTCAATAACTCTGAGGTTCTATTCCGTAAGAAGAGATTAACTAACTCTGAGGAAATTCTAACTTCTATCGTTAAGAAGATTGATAATATTGCATCACAGTTTGATGGATCTAGAAAGTCATTCCCAATTTCGGTTGAGGGTGAGAACTTAGTTGTAAATGAGAATCAGTTACTAGTCACACTTAACGGTATTATACAGGCACCTGGGCAGTCATATCAAGTTGTTGGTAATAACCTTGTATTTGCAGAACCACCTAAACCTGATTCAAAGGTTGTTTATAGAAACATAGAAGTTGACTTATATCCAATCACAAGATTTAACTTGAATACTATCGGTGGTATATTCCCATCAATAGGTGATACTGTAATAGGTTTCGTTTCTAATGCAACTGCAAGAGTTGTAGCAACTGGTGCTACCAGTGTTGACGTTGTAGATATACAGAGTGGTCCATTTGCACTTAATGAAAGAATTGATGTTTCCCGAACTGGATTCAGTGCTTTAATCGGAAGTATCGACGACTCTGTAACAAAGCTATACTTATCTAGCATCGGTGGAGAATTTACCCAATCAGCACTTGCTGGTGATAGGGTTACTGGTGCAACCTCAGGAGCGACCGCTACTATACAAACTGTTGACGCTGTTAACAACACGATTGACGTTACTGACATGTCAAATGGTTACTTCGATAGAGGTGAAGCAGTTTCATTCTTTACTGCTGGATATGGTGCTACTCTTACAACTGTTGACAGTGTAAACTATAAAACTATCTTTGAGTTTGGTGAAACAGTAACAAGTCTTGATGGTAATACTGCTGTAATTGAAGAGAACAACCTTGACCTTGATGGTGTTATTGATGATAAGTTAGTTCTTTCTAAAACATCAGGTACATCTGAATATGAAACAGGAACATACAGTATATTCTTAAATGATATAATCTATTCAGCAAGTTCTAACATTGCTGCTAAGATTACAAGTATTGCTCCATATAGAGATCCTATTGTTTCTATTAATCTAGAACGTCCTATTGGTAGTACAACTGGATCATGGTCTAGTTTTGAAGAAGGTGATAAATTCCAAGGACCAGGTGGAACTGCTACTGGTGAAATTGTAAGAATTGATTTTGACGCAAACCCAGTCATACTCTACTATTTGAAGTCAAGTGAAGCAGAAATTTCTTCTGGTGAAACTATTCAAAGATACTTCCCAGATGCATCGGGTAATAGGTTACTAGATTCTCTCACCGAAACGGTGGTTGGTACTAATGTACTAGGTGACATTGTTGATACTCTTATCATTAACTCTGGATCTTCATTCAACGGTATTATATTTGAAAGACTTATATCTCTATCTAATCAGAATATAATTCTTGATAATATATCTGAGACAACTATTACACCTACCACATTATTAGATCCAAGTAATCGTATTAATGCTGACTTCCTAGATTTTGAAGAAGTAAGATCTACTGAGGTTGAATATGAAAACCTAACTGGTGGTTCAATAGCAGCAAATGATATACTCCGTTCTATTACATTTGAATATGGTAACCAAGTAACTAACGCTAAGAATAGATGGCAAGATGCTGGTCGTATGATTGGTCTAAACAAAGATCAAATTGTTGACTTTGCTAATGCACAGATAGCAGTTGAACACCCTGGATTCTACTACCCAGGTGATAACGCGACTGATGCTTGGAGTAGATATGCTGATGCTTATCGTCTAATCATCAAAAATATAGATTACATTGCTAATAAATCATATGCATTGATGGTTGCTGAATATCCATCATTGTCAATTCCATCTGGACCTAAGTGTATTAGAGATACTAAGTTAATGATCGAAGCATTAGCATTCGACGTTTACAGTGGTGGTACGATTTACACACGTAAATTGTTACAAAAGTATTTCTCTACTGATGGATTAACATTCTTATACGTAAATAATGAGGCAGCAGCAACTAACTATGCATTTGGACAAGCAGTTAGTTTGATGAAGCAAGCGTTAAGCAATATGCTTACAGGGTCTGAAACTGTTGACGGTGTGACCTATGTTAAGTATAATGAAAGAACTGCTGGCGGTTCCAGCGGAACTGGGATTACCGCTGACCCTTCACCAGGTAATCCTTACGGAACTGCTGGCACCAATACCACAAACTATTCAGCAACTAACTGTTCAGATGTACAATCAGCTTTACAAACTTTATATGACAACGTTTCTGTTGTACTTACTGCTGGTTCTCTCGCTGATCTACTTGACTCAGTAACACCTACACAGTACACAGCACATGAGATTAAGTGTCGTCGTGACATTGGATATCTTGTGGACGCTCTTGGTAATGATATTAGCAGTGATGGTAACTTCCAAACTGTTAAGTTTATTAAGACATACTTTGATAGTCTTGGCGTTCCTATTAGTAACGGATTTGTCGGTGAAGTAAAAGAATATCTAAGTGCATTCAAACATGTAGCAGAGTTATGTAAGAGAGCAATTAATAACTTATTATATGTACAGGTCAATACTAGGACATCAGAAACAGGATACATGTTACATGATCCTACAACTTATGCTGCTCCTTATCTTGGTGCTAGTGGAAGTGCATTAACTCAGTTCACACCAACTGCTGTTACATATACTCCTGCTAATGGTCAGTTAGTAATGACTATTGGTACTCATAGTTTGACAACCTCAGACACTGTTAAGATCAGACCTTATAGTTTGAACTTTACATGTACTATGGATGCTGGTGCTTCATTCCACCCATATCCTAGAACAGGTGATCCAGCATTTAACGCTGCTCTAAATATATCTGCTACAACTCAAACTTCTATTACAGTTGACGTTGGGGCATCTCCTCTTGTACAATATACACCTACTGGTGCAACTTACGATCCAGCAACAGGTGTGATGGTTCTTACTATTGGATCTCATTCACTTGATATAGGTGATCCAGTAACCCTTGCTGACAACTCAATTACATTTACTTGTACACAAGATAGCAACGCTAGTAACCATTCATATCCAAGAACAACTGACCCTGCGTCTGGTGCATCTCTACCAATCGTTGCTAAGGATACAACTACTATTTCTATAAACGTTGGTGCTTCTGCTCCAACTGATCAATATGCTCACACATTTGTTTCTGCCTCTTCTAACGCTGTTAGTTCTGGTGGTGGTTTTACTCATACATTTGTTTCTGCTGAACCTAATGCTGTATACAATGGGGGCGGAACCGAAGCAGCATATTACGATCCTAATTATTATAGTGGAG